CCTGCAATAGCAAAACAGCAACTGCTTCAACTGGTACTTGGTCATAATCTAACTACTAAAGAAAAGGGCTAAAAGAATGGCAAAGCTAAAGATCACAAGGGCAGATGGCTCTGTATCTGAACATCAGATAACCCCATCGATCGAATACGCATTTGAGGTTTACGCCAAGAAGGGCTTCCATAAAGCCTTTCGTGACGATGAAAAACAGAGTGATGTGTATTGGCTGGCTTGGGAGTGTATTCGCCGCAGTGGTGAAACTGTCAAGATGTTTGGTGCGGAGTTCTTGGACACACTTCAAAAGGTGGAAGTCCTTGATGATGACCCGGAATTATAGGGCGTGATTCTTTCACTTACTTGATCGCAAGATTAAGTCTGGAGACACAGATCGCGCCTAATGACTTACTTGAACTTGATTCAAGAATGTTTAAGGCTTTATTACAGGCTATGAAAGATCGAAATAAGGAGATGAAAGATGCCAGTCGCAGTAAAGGGCGGTCTCGCACTTCGTAAATCCTTACGTCAATTCACACCTGATTTAGCCAAGCAATTACCAAAAGACATGGCGATAGCCCTTAAGCCCGTTGTTAAGACGGCTAGGGGCTATATGCCTTCTGATAGTCAAGTGTTAAGCAACTGGCGACCAAGAGAAAATAGTCAGGCCAGATTTCCTGTTTACACTGCCAAGATTGCCAAAGCTGGTATTGGTTACAAGACAACACCATCAAAGCCTAATCGTCGTGGATTCAGATCGTTAGCGCGTTTGTTCAACAAGACTGCTGCTGGTGCGATTTATGAGACTGCTGGCCGTAAGACTCCAGATTCAAGATTTGTACAGAATCTAAACTCAAAATATTCTTCTGTTCTTAAGGGTGAATCTAAGATGCAAGGTCGAGCCTTATTTCGCGCTTACCAAGAAGATGAAGGCAAAGCCCAAGATGGCGTGTTACGAGCTATTGATAAAATTAAGATAAAGTTAAACAAGAGAGCGAGCGTGCGCGGCTAATGGCTAATATTGTAATTGATGTCGCAGCAGAGTTCACTGGCAAAAGAGCTTTTGACCAGGCGGGTAAATCTACGGTTAGTTTAGAAAAAAGTGTTAAGAAGCTTGCTGGTGCATTTGGTTTAGCTTTTAGCACTCAAAAAATTGTGGCTTTTGGTAAGGAATCTGTTAAAGCTTTTGCCGAGGATAATGCTGCCATAGTCGTTCTTAGAAAGAACTTAGAGAATCTAGGCTTGGCTTATGAGTCCACAAACGCTGAAAATTTTATTGCCAGTTTAGAAGCTCAATCAGCAATCCTTGACGATAAATTGAGGCCTGCTTATGCCCAGCTTTCAAAGGTAACTTTATCAGCCATTAAGACACAAGAGTTAATGACTTTAGCTGTCGATATATCTCGATCTACGGGTGTTGATTTTTCTACAGTAATTAACACTTTAAGCCGCGCTTACATTGGAAACTATAAAGGTTTAAAGCAATTAAACATTGGGTTATCCGATGCTGAGTTAAAGACAAAAGATTTTGCTGAGATTCAAGAAATACTTATTAAGCAAAGCCAAGGCGCAGGCAAAGCCTATATCGAGACTTTTGCTGGCTCTATAGATAAATTAGCTGTGGCATCAGCTAATGCCAAAGAGGTTATCGGCGAAGGCTTGGTAGATCTTTTTGCTGACCTGGCTGGAAATGGCGATATAAATAAAGCCACAGATAATATAAATACTCTTGCTACAGCAGTTAGTGATCTATTAAAAGATGTTGATAAATTAACGCTACTTGATTATTTAGGTGTCTTTCTTACTGGAAGCATTACTAAAGAAACTTTTGATAAATTAAACGTTAAACCTGGTGGCGGGTTTACTGACTCACAAAATGCTGCTCGACTTGCTGCTGAGGCAAAAGCCCGAAAAGCCGCCGCTGCCGCCGCTGCTAAAGCCGCTGCTGCGCGAGCCGCTGAAATAGCAGCTGAAAAGAAGCGTCGTGCTAAACAAAAGGCTGATGCTGCTGCACTGTTAGCAGCTGAGAAAAAGGCTGCTGCTCAAAAAGCAATATTGGCTAAAGCTGATTCCATGTTCAATATAGAGCGGATTCAGATCGAGGCAGCCCTTAAAGGCAGAATCTCAGCTGATGAAAAACTACGCCTAGAATTACAGCGCGCTATTCTCAATGAAGACTTTGAACTAGCAGATAAGTTACAAAAGAAACTGGAAGCCTCGCAGCGAGCCACAGCAGCCTTACAAGGCCAAATTAATACCATTAAGCCACCAGTTAACCCTTTTGCGGAGACATTATCAACCCTTGAATTAATTGCGGAACTTTTAGGCAAAGTGAGTGGACTGTCTGTTCGTAAGCCTGGTGGTGTATTAGCTTTAGAACCTGATGATCTTTTAGTTATACCACCTACAACAAATGTCATTCCAACTCCAACTCCTACTCCTACAATTACAGATCCAGTTCCTGTAATAGTAATTCCAAGTCCAAGTCCAACTCCAATGCCACAAACCAATGGTTCCATGGCTGGTCTTGGCGGCGGCGTTGGCACTGGGGCTTTTTATGGCCAAGAATTGCCTTCTTATATGAGATCGTCACCCGTCACGGTAAATGTGACTGTTACTGGATCTGTTATTGCTCAACAAGATCTTGTTAAAGTTGTTAATGATGCGGTTATAGAAGCTAATACTCAAGGACTAAGCACTGTACGACCAGGTGGGCTTGGATTTAGGACGGACGAAGGGTGACAGTTCCAGTAATCAACGCCATCATCAACTTTTCAACTGGTGCTGGCTTTGCCTCACCCATGATTCTTGACTCTGGTGTTCTGGGTGTCAATGCTTTGGCTGATACCACATCAATCACAGTAGATGTTTCTAATCAGGTTGATTCAATTAGAACCAATCGAGGCCGCACAGCCCTATCTGACATATTCCAAACTGGCACTATGAGCCTGCGGATCATCGATCAAAACGGTGATTTTAACCCTATGAACCCAGCAAGTCCTTATTATGAACTGCTAAACCCAATGCGCAAGGTAACTATTACTGCTAGTTATGGCGGAACTACCTACCCAATCTTTGCTGGCTACATAACTTCATACGACACAACGACTCCACGCGATGTTGGTGAAGTCGTTTATACAACAATTCAAGCTGTTGATGGCTTTAGATTATTCCAGAATGCCCAGATAACCACAGTGGCTTCTGCTACAGCTGGGCAAACCACTGGCACACGCATCGGCAAGATTCTTGATCAGATCGGCTGGCCTGTAGGCATGCGCGACATCGATGCTGGGCAGACCACAGTCCAGGCAGATCCAGGAACCTTGCGCACTTCTCTTGGCGCAATGCAGTTAATCACGAGTACCGAATATGGTTCTTTATACATGGACGGTTTTGGCAATGTGGTTTTCCAAGACCGTTTATTAACATCTTCAAGCGTTGCTGGCACTCCAGTAGTTTTTAACGATAACGGCACAGGCATTTCATATAACAATGCCCTTTGGAAATTAGACGATACTTTAATCTTTAACAAGGCCACCATTACTCGTACTGGTGGAACTGCTCAGGTTGCTTTCAATCAAGCCTCAATCGACAAATATTTCCTACACTCTTACCAAGAGCAGAACCTATTAATGCAGACAGATGCGGAAGCCTTAAACAATGCTTTGGCTTTTGTAGCTTCTAGGCAAGAGACATCAATTCGATGCGATGCCATTACTTTAGACCTTTACACTGACAATTATGATGCTGGCATTCTGGCTGCTTTAGATCTTGACTTTTTTGATCCAGTCACGATTACAACCACACAACCAGGGTCATCGACCCTAACCAAGACTTTGCAGGTGTTTGGCGTGTCTCACGACATCAGACCAAGCAACTGGAAAACCACATTCACCACCCTAGAACCCATCATCGATTCGTTCATTATTGGAACAAATTATGGGATACTAGGCACTAACACACTTTCTTACTAAGGAGAACAAATGGCAGCTGGATCAGGCTTTAAGACTTTTGCGACAGGAGATGTTCTAACTGCCGCAGATACAAATGGTTATTTAATGCAAGGCGTGTGGGTGTTTGCTGATGCGGCAGCCCGTACAGCTGCGGTAACTAGCCCACAAGAAGGCAATATGAGTTACCTTAAAGATACTAACTCAACTGAGTATTACAGCGGATCGGCTTGGGTTGCCGTTGCTGGTACACCTTCTTTTGTAGGCTGTATTCTCAATCGTTCAACAATTGCCCCTGTTATTGCGAACAATACATGGACAGCCGTTCCTTTGAATAACGAAATACTGGACACAAACGGATTTCATGATAACTCAACTAATCCTAGTCGCATAACAATTCCAACGGGTTACACAGGAAAATACGACATCACCGCTAATGCTTATTGGGATACTGCTGCCGGCGGTACTCGCGGTACACGAATTTATAAAAATGGTGCACTTTTTATTGATTTTGGAAATAACAATGCAGCTTCGGGTGAATATCCACCAATGGCATGGAACGCAGTAGTTAGTCTCTCTGCTGGGGATTATATAGAATTTTATGTTAATCAAACTTCAGGCAGCACTTTAGGTTATTACACTCTTGCAACTGAAGGTGCTAACTGGTCAGTTCAATATTTAGGAGCATAATCATGGATCTATACAATTTAGTAATTGCTGAGTTCCCAGAACTAGCTACAAACGATAACGAGTTCGGCATTCGTGGTTCGATTGAACTGCGCGATCAGTCAGACGGCACAGGCGCGTTTATTGCCAAATGGGAATACTCCAAGCCTTTGCCTGAGTCGCTTAAAAAATATAAGCGATGAAACCAAGATTATCTAAGTGCGCAATCCAGTTAAGAGAACAGATTGACGACACCTTCGGAGATCGAGATCGAACTTCTGATGGTTGGATCGGCGACACACGACACTCTGCGCGTAAGTCAGATCATAATCCAGATGTTAGCGGCTGGGTTCGTGCCATCGATGTCGATCGAGATCTTTCGGGTAAAGCTAAACCTGACCTTATGCCAGATCTTGCGGATCAGATTCGTCTCTTTGCAAAGTCTGATTCAGCAAAGCGCATCAGCTACATCATCTTTGACGGGAAGATTGCCAGTTCACTCCTTAAATGGAAATGGCGCAAATACACAGGCATCAACAAACATGTTAAACACTGTCATATCAGCTTTACGAAAGAAGCTGACCTTAATGGTGAGTTTCTTCAAATACCTATGATCGGGGGATCAAAGTGAAAGATCTACAGAACGCAGCAGGCTCATGGGGCAGAGCATTCTTGGTTGCTATCATCTCAATGTATGCAGCGGGAGTTACAGAACCAAAGGCATTAATCGCTGCTGGAGTGGCATCTATTATCCCACCAGTTCTACGATATTTAGATCCAAAAGATGAACTTGGAAGAAAATGACACAAGCAGAGTTCTTTCAGCTTTATATTGCCACTCTTGTAACGATCGGTGGATTGGCTGGTTATGTGATCACACACTTGCTGAGCGAGATCAAGCGACTCAACACACGAGTCGATGAGATTTACAACATACTTTTAGAACGCTAAAATAAAGTCATGGCCGCGCCTCGCAAAGCTCGTAGCAAGTCAATAGTTGATGACTCTTACACTCCACTAGAGGCTTACTGTATTGGCTTAAATGAGTATTACAAGGCTTTGCGTAAGGCTGGCTTTCCAGTTGACATCTGCCTATCAATGATCATGGATCCATTTTCGTATCCTGAGTGGATTCTCCCTAAACGCATCAATGATAATCCAAGCACGATGCCTGACTTTTATCCTGATGATGATGAGGATTGATGAAAAGAACCATCGTAATACCAGACTTACAAGTTCCGTATCATGATGAAGTAGCAGTTAAAAATGTCACCGCGTTTATTAAAGTATTTCGGCCTGATGCTGTCGTTACTCTCGGAGATGAAATCGACCTCCCACAGATCAGCCGATGGACAGAAAACAAGCCAGGCTGGTACGAGCAAACACTAGCTTCTGATCGAGACATGACGGTCGATGTTCTTTGGGAACTAACCCAGCACGCTAAAGAAGCCCACATGATCAGGTCAAACCACACTGATCGACTTTACAATGTGATCATGAATAAGATCCCAGCATTCTTATCACTGCCAGAGCTGCGCTTTGAAAAGTTTATGAAGCTCGATGAGCTGGGGATCTCTTATCATAAGAAGCCATTTCCAATTGCTAAAGGTTATGTGGCAGTTCATGGAGATGAACAAGCAATCAAGCCTACACCTGGTCTTACAGCCTTAGAAGCGGCTCGTAGGCATGGGCTGAGCGTGATCTGTGGACACACTCACAGAGCAGGCCAATCGGCCTTTACAGAGGCTTCTGGGGGCAAATTAGGGCGTATTCTGCGGGGCTTTGAAGGTGGACATTTAATGGACATTCGCAAGGCTCATTACACCAAGGGCACAATGAACTGGCAACAGGCATTCTTGATACTGGAAGAAGATGCCAAGGGTGTCCAGGTATCAATCATTCACATAGAAAAGGACGGAACCTTTGCCGTTAACGGTCGTAGGTATGGACGATCTCGATAATCCGCTTAGCCGCGACATCGACAATCACATGGACGATGCAGAATTGTTACCATTTCGTTATCAAAAGATGCTTGCTTAGTCCTCGGTAACCTGTACCTTAAGCCTTATCAGTGAATCGTTCACTTGATGGAAAGGGCTAAAATGAACTTAGATCTATATTTAACGTTAGTTATGTTAGCATTTTTAGTAGTTGGTATCGCAGCTGGTTATGGCTTGGGATACAAAGAAGGCAAAGAAGAAGGATACGCACTGGGTCGCTCAGTTGCTCGACACACATTCTGGTCAGAGTGAAAGCCCGTGACATTCTCGATGAAGCTAAGCAACTCCTCATCGACCGAGGAAGTGAGTATGGCGACTCAACTCTCAATCACATTCGAATCGCAAGACTCTGGAGTGTGTATCTTGACAAAAACATCGAGCCTCACGAAGTCGCAGTATGTCTTATCCTCACCAAAATCTCGCGAACTCAAACAACGCCAAACCACGCGGACAGTTACGCGGACATCTGTTCGTACGCTGCAATCGCTGGCCAGATTACATCAACTGATTGGAATGACCTTGACAGTTACTAAAGCAAAGCCTGGTCAATGGTGTGATTACTGCAAGATGCGTTGGGGTCAAGACCACCCTAATGGCAAAGGTAAGACTATGGCGCAATGGACTGTGGTCAGTCAGCATGCTAAGTCTAAAGGAATCAACCGACATTATTGCCAGCCTTGTGCTGTCTGGGTGTCAATCTGGCCAGATGGATCTCATTGGCCTTTAACCGAGCAAGCCGAGTTCTTAGTAAAGCAAGAGGAGATCAATCATGGCGTTTAACCTAGCTGATTATGAAACAGTCGAGAGCCGACTGGAAAAGTTTTGGAAGGAGTTTCCCGATGGACGGGTATCAACTGAATTGGAAGTTTGTGAAACTCATCGATATGTTATTAAAGCCTATCTCTACCGCACTTATCTCGACCAAGTCGCATACTCGACTGGGTATGCTGAAGAGAAGGATTCTGATCGCGGCGTTAATGCCACTAGTGCACTTGAAAACTGCGAGACTAGCGCGATCGGCAGAGCACTTGCGAATGCAGGTTATGCTACTAAAGGCAGACGGCCTTCCCGAGAAGAGATGGTCAAAGTATCAATGGCAGGACGAAGCGGAAGCGCGCAACCTGAAAAACCAATCCTTAAAGAAAAATACCCAGAGCCAGTAAAAGATGCCTGGACTATTGCTGATCCCAAAGATGAGCTAAACACAATTCCCGTAGAAGCTGCACCAACTCTAAATTCAGCAATGAACTTATTAGCTGATGAACTTAATGCTAAAGAAGTGCCGCAAGCACCAAAATGCGTTCATGATTTCATGATTCACAAGACTGGTGTTTCAGCCAAGACTGGCAAGCCTTATGAAGGCTATACATGTCCATCTAAGAATCGGGCAGAACAATGCCCGCCAATCTGGTTATAACCAATGGCTTCCCAGCATCGTAAGCACAGGGGTTACCGCACTCAGAAGTGCGTCGCTGAGTACCTAAAAAAGTGGTTCCCTTATGCGGACAGTGCTGGGGCAGGCAGGCAAGGCAGTGATGTTACAGGTGTCCCGTTCGACATCGAAGTGAAAGCACGATCTGCCTTTCAGCCGAAGGAGTGGCTGGATCAGACACGAAAGCGGGCAGATGGGAAGCTGTCTATAGTTGTGATGAGATTCAATGGCCAAGGGGAAGATGCGGCGGAATACGGCGCAATGCTTAGATTCTCAGATCTGGTTCAGCTACTCAATAAAGTCGATTACGCAGAATGGTTTCAAGAGCCATCACGCTGTCAAGGCTGTGGTTCATGGTTAATAGCTTCTTACAAATACTGCTACAAATGTGAGGAACACAATGCCAGTTTATGATTATGAATGCATAGTATGTGGGCAAAAGCAAGAGCTTGAACACTCAATTAGCGCAGTAGGTAACCCAGTGCTGCATTGTTCAACTCCAATGATTCGGGTATTTAGTGCCACGCCTGCCATATTTAAGGGCAACGGCTGGGGTAAGGATAAGTAATGTCAATACATTATATAGAAAGCGATCATTCAACTTTGATGATGTGCTGTAATGAAGTTCAATATGAATACACCTGTGCCTACTGCTATGACCCTATGGGTTGCTATTACTGTGCGTTTAATCTTGATGAACGCCATGATTGTATGCAGGATTAAGAGCCTTTGACCTGCGGTTATCGAAAGGAATTGACATGGATTTGACAGAGGCAGTACGCTATAAATCGCTAGCGAGCGCGT